TGATACATCGTACATACCTGGACTTGAAACTGTTTGACCTTGAGTACCAAAAGAGAATGGGTTTTGATTCATTCTATATAAACCACCAAATTGTTCTGGAGTTGCTTGTGCAAAGTTTTGTGCGGCTTGTGTAGCCCATTGATTAGCGGTAGGTATATTTTTAACGCTAATATTTCTTCCAGCCGTAGAACCATCTTGGTTTAAAAGGCTTGCAATTTGTCTTGCACGATTTACATTAGTCAAAGCATCTTTAGCGGATAAACCACTTTGCGCTTGCAATGATTCAATACCTGTACCAGCTAACTCTGTAGGGCTATAAGAATATGCAAGGTTTTGGGCAATAGCTTGTGGGCTTAAACCACTAGAAGCCATGCTTGCCATATCTGCTGCTAAAAATTTATCTAATCCAGTAGCAGCTAAATTCTGTTCAATAGCAGAAGAACTAAGTCCTTGTTGTGCTAAATTATAAGCATCAAAAGTTTCGGAATAAGGTAATGCTTGAGTAGCAATAACGCCATTTGACGCAACTCCAGCAGTAGCAGCAGTAGCAGCAGCAGCAGCTTGTTCAGCAGTTAATCCATAACCAGTAACTAAATTTTGGGCAATAGCTTCTTGACTTAATCCTTGACCTGCTAAATTAGCAGCATCAGCAGCCATAAAAGCAGCTTCAGTTTCTGGTAAAGAAGCACCATAAGTTGCAATCGCAGCAGCAATAGCAGCTAAAGTTCCCCATCCACCAGGCACTACGTTGCCAACACCTTTGTCTAATTCTGCTAAACCTTGACCAATAGCAGGACCTGGGTCAATATTTGCCAGTTCACCCAATATTCCACCGCCACCACCATCTGTACCAATAACAGAAGAAATAGGGTCTGTAACTGCTGAAAAAAAGTCTCCACCGCCACCACCAAAAGGTGTGCGTTTTAAATCGTAAGTCCAACCAGAATGTTTGCTTTTAAACATTAGAATATTCCAAGATTACCGTAAAGGTTTTCTAAATAACTACTGTTAGATAAAGCTGGGTCAAAAGCGCCACTACTTGTAGCACCAATGTTATTCATATAGTCTGTGCTACTTGTAAAGGGATTATTTAAACCATTATTACCAAATAAACTGTTATAAGCAGAACCACCTAAACCTAACAATCCTGAACCGCCTGTACCATTTGTGCCTAAACTACCTATTCCACCACCACCTAATAAAGCAGCAGAACCTAGTCCAAACAAGCCATTTTGGGTATTAGCTGTTCGTGCGTTTGCAGCATTTTGTGCGGCAATTTGTGCAGCATTAGCAGTAGTATAAGCACCAAGATAATCAGGGCCAGCAACCGCAGCTTGGCTATAGGGATTTACATAACCTGGGCTACCTAATGCTTTAATATTAGCTGCTTGTTGGTTTTGTAATGATTGTGCAGATAAACCAGTTTGCATACCTTGTATTTGTGCGCTAGTTAGCAAGTCGTTTTGACCTTGCTGGAATGTACGCATAGCGTTTTCATAGGCTTTTGTGCCAGGCACAATACCTTGATTAGCTAAAGCAGCCGTATTTGACTCTGATTGCTGTGCTAATTGTGGTGATAAGCGCTGCATAATGGCATCGCTGTATGTCTGTCCAGGGTTAATACCATACATAGGATTTTGCAAACTTTGTTGCAAGCCTTGTAATGAGGTATTAGTTAAATTCTGTAATGGTTGGCTTAATTGCTGGTTAGCAGTCCATGTAGGATTGCCATTAGCATCTACGCCTCTTGAGTAATTTAATGAACCATAAGGGGTATTTTGATTAATGCGGTTAGCTTGCGTGGCTGCTTGTGCGCCATACAAATTACCCATAGTAGTTGCTTGTGCAGCTTGAATATAAGGGTTTGTACTAGCTACATAAGGGTTTGCAAATTGACCTGTGCCTAATGTAGCGGTATTTGGATTGCTAACATTATTTGTTGCCATAGGCATATTAGAATTTGAAACACTATTAATTGGGCTTTGCTGTAAGTAACTAGCTACATTTGGATTTGGGTTAGATTGACTTGAGGTATCTGAAAAACTGTTGTAATAATCTTGCACATTTTTCTGTAAAAATGGTGATGCAGCGCCACCTTGCTGTACTGGAGTTCCAATTTGATAAGAACCATCAGGATTTACACCCATGCCTGGAGAAACAGTTTGAATAGGCTGCATAGCATTATTAGCCGTAGTTTGACCAACAGGCGCATAAGTATAGGATTCTCCTCCTACTGTTCCTGTTCCACCATTCGGATTAAATGACCCTGCACCCATAACTATCTCCTATGCCCATTTACAATATTCTGGGCGCATTTCTAAAATGACCAAATCCCCATCATCGTGTGCGTCAGGGATAAAGGCAACATCTTTGAAACCAAGGTGTCGGTCTAGTCTTAGGGCTTTTGTATTACTCCCTGCGACTGTGCCAATTATAACCTTTAATTTCAAGGTGTTAAACGGATAATTAAAGACTTCTTTGAGAAAATCTTTAGTTGCCCAATGCTGCCCTTCTGACCCCACATGAATCATGCAAGATTTACCGTAAAAACTGCAATAAACTACTACTGCCCTAATCTGTCCGTCTAATACTTGACCTAAATAATGCGCATCTTGTGGAGTGGGCATTTTATGTTTAATAGCCCAATCTTTAAGACTTTGTTGGTTAAGTAATATCAAACAACGCCTCCAGCCTCCATTACATAATCGGTAGAAGCCCAATGCAATTCAATGTTTCGGCTTGCAGCGTTAAGGTTTACAGACCCTGTATAGCCTATTCCAGTAACGCCTTGCCAAATTTTAGTAGTAATTAGTCCACCAGCCCATACATTTCCATCCCATTTGGCTGTATCCCAAATACCTTCTGTTTGAGTAGTAGGGTTAAATGAAACCGCACCTAATTGAGATTGAGTGTCAAAATCTACGCTAATACCGCATAAAACGCTTGGCACACCACCTGTAGACTGTAGGATAGGTCTTACCATAGTAAATCGTTTTAACTGTCCTGGACTGTCAAAATAGCTATATGCTTGTTGTGCAGTTGCAGTAATATTGCCACCATCGTCTGATGCAGCAGAGTAAAAATTACCTACAAACCCATTACTTCCAAAGTTTATATTGGCATCGCCTGTTACTTCCCAGCAATAACCTTGAATACCTGTAAATCTAGCCCAAGATTTAGTAATGGTGTGCATGACATACTGTTCTATTCCATTAGGAATTGGTATGTTTAATATCAACATATTTTCACTAGCAAAATAGTTGATTTGCCAACCAAATTGATTGTAATAAAGGGTTGCAGCTTGAGAAACTGCAAAATAAATCTTATCTGTAAGGTTTACACGGGGGTCTAGTCGGCTAGATTGCAATGCTGAAGCTAATGGCACTAAACCATCTTGCGTCAATAACAATAAATCGCCACCATATTTATAAAAGCACCTACGGCTAAAGGTTTGACCTAATTGCCATACACCTTTTAAAGCCCAAGTTGTAGCAGAAGATGGGTCTGTACCGTTATAAACAATAACTTCGCCCATACTGGTTACAAATACCGCATAGTCATCAGCACCTTGACCGGCATCAATAGTCCATGTACCCATAGCTTGTAAATAGCCAGAATTACGGGCAATAGACCCAAAATAAAGGGGTGAAGCTGCACCACCAATAGAATCTACGGGTAAATACCAACAAGCTAAAGTGTCTTTTTGCGTGAAATACAGTCTATTTTTAAACAAATTGACATTGGCAAATGTATTTGAATTTACGCCAGTAATACCAATGGTTGTATAAGTCCCTACCACGCTTGCATTAGCTGCTGGGGCAGTAGCCATTGTATAAGTAAAGGTAGAAGCGCCTGTTACTGTAACAACATAAGTGCCATTGTAATTTGACTCAGTAGCACCAGAAATAGTAACTCGATTACCCGTTACTAAACCATGCGCAGAAGCGGTAGTAAGAGTAGCCGTTAAGTTACCTGTCCCACCTCTAGTAATAGTGCTAATTGTTTGTGCAGTAGTAGTTGTAGCAACATAGAACCATACGCTACCGTCATAAATCATTACAGGGTCTACACCATTACAAGCTACTAAAAACTTGCCTGCGGTATTAGTAATGTTGACTGATTGCAACTTATCGCTAGTAATACCGCTAAATACCTTAACCGCAGGATTGGTTGTGGTTTCCCAAATATCTGTTCCTGCTGCTGCAAATAGCTTATAGCTGCTGGTTTGGGTGTAATTCATTAAAGTGTTTATAGGGGTAGTAGCTTGATTTAAGTACGAACCTACTACAGTTGCATTATTGGCAGGTACGCTTGCCATTGTGTAAGTAAACTTAGTCGTACTTGTAACAGTAATCTTATAAACACCGCTATAAGCCGCAGGGGTTGTACCACTAATAGACACATAAGCGCCTGTAACCAAACCATGCGCTGTTGTAGTTGTTAAAGTAGCTAATGTATCTACAAAAGTAATACTGCCAATCGTTTTAACGCCTGTAGATGTAGTCAAAATAGAAGATACGGTATAACCCTTACGCATAGTGACATCAGTAGGGGTAGGAAACCAGTTAACTAGCTGTACAGCATCCATTGGTTGCATATTTGCAAGGGAATCCCTAGCGTTCCAACCACCAATAGGCGCTGGTACAGAAGCCGTTTTAGCTGTATTTTGTTTTGGGCGCTGTAATAGCATTATGAACCATAGCCTGTATCTGGGATATTAGCGTAACCAATAAGCACTCTGCTTGCTTGTGGCGAGAATGATAGATTAGGTGCGCCTTTATCGTTAGCTTTGGCAATAGTCAAATAACGCTGATAATCTTGGGCAACAACGGTAGTATCAAAACCTTTAATGCCCCAATACTTCATTTTTGTGCTTAAAACAATAATACGGTCATCTAAAACGGTTGTATCTGAGTCCGCAGTAAAGCTATTCTTAATTGTGCCATCTGCTGCCCTTGCCCAACCTTTTGACCTGTATTCCCAACCCAAATACTCTTGGGTATTCATAATAGGCCAAATACAGAATTGGTTATCTAGTATTCTCCAGCGCACTCTTGGCCCTGTAGAGATATAACCAGACTTTAACCATTGCCATTGCTGGGCATCTTCAGCGCCCAACATTTCCCAATGTTTCGATTTATCCCACATCGTGCGGTTAGTAATGGTTTCAAAGTCATCAGGCAAATCATAGGCAGTTTGGGCGCAAACTACTGACTGCACTCCGCTACCACTAGCCATTTGACTCATTACTACTACTTTTGTAGTGTTATTAGCGCTTACAACATAGGTATCTTGAGGGATGTTATAGCCAGATAACTGCCATTGGCTTGTAACACCGCTTAAATCTGTGCCTGCCTCAAAAGTTAATGAAGTAGAACCATTAACAGTTGTGGCATTGGCGGTAAAAGACTGTGTGTAAAAACGATACTGCACCTGGAGTGCTTGCCAATCATATTCTTTTAGCAAGTCATAGCCAGAACCATTCATCAAAGCCAAGATTTGTTGCACATCTTGTGATGTATTGCCGACTACAAAAGATGGTACAGCCAAGTTTAACTCGGCTGCGGTCTGTTGCACCATTTGAAGCATCGTTTGG